TGGATGGCATCGTCGCGCCAGCCGCGCGAGAAATACGGGGTGAAGCTCTCGGACGACTTCGGGTCGAAAAACACGTTCGGCTGGTTCGTGCCCCGGTCGATGGCGGGGCAGCCCAGTTCGGTGAACCAGACGGGCTTCGATTGCGGCACCCACGCGGTGGGCGTGCCGCTCTCGACCCCGCCCGGCCGGTTGAAATGCGGGTTCGACCACCAGGCGCGCAGATCCTTGTACCGGAACACCCACGGGTTGCCTGCAGCGCCGTCGGTGATCGGGGTTCGGATCTGTGCCGATCGGTCGGCGGCGCTGGCATAGAACCAGTCGAAACCTTCGCCGCCCGCGATGTTGGCCTGCAGGTAGCCCCGGTCGTGGATGGCGGTCCAGCCTTCAAGGGCATCAGCGTGGCCGAACCCATCACGCCAGTCGGAGAGCGGCATGTAGTTGTCGATGCCGATGAAATCGATGTTGGCGTCCGACCAGAGCGGGTCGAGGTGGAAATAGACGTCGCCGCTGCCGTCGCCGGGCTGGTGACCGAAGTATTCCGACCAGTCGGAGGCATAGCCCACCTTGGTACCTGGCCCGAGGACCGCCTTCACATCGGCCGCCAGTGCTTTGAAGGCCGTCACGGCCGGATAGGCACTTGCGCTGGACCGGATGGTGGTCAGGCCCCGCATCTCGGTCCCGATCAGGAAGGCGTCGACGCCGCCCGCGACGGCACAGAGATGGGCGTAGTGCAGGATCATCCGGCGGAGGGCCCAGTCACCTGCGGGACCCGTCCAGCTGACATTGTCGCCCGACACGGCGAACTGCGCGGGAGTGGCGGCACCGAAGAAGGCTGCGACTTGCGTTGCCGCTGCGGCAGTCTTGTCGGCAGTCCCGGCATAGCCCGCCGCCGGGGAGCAGCTGATCCGCCCGCGCCACGGGAAACTCGGCTGGCCCTGCGTCGCGGCATTCGCGCTGTAGGGGTTCGGCAGCGTGTTGCCGGGCGGGACGTCCATCAACAGGAAGGGATAGAAGGTGACCCGCAGCCCGCGCGCCTTCATCTCGCGGATCGCTTGCACCACCGCGAAGTCGGCGGGCGTGCCGCCATAGACCGGACGGTCCTCGGTATCGCGGCTGACGAGATGGGCTGCAGCGCGGGAAACCCCGTTGACCGTCCAGACCTTGGGGCTGGTGGCCTTCGTCGCCACCTCCACGCCGGGCTTGATGGTGCAGTTCCCCGCGCGCAGGTCATTGCCGAACCAGGCGACGACGAGGCTGACGCTCTCGACCGCAGGGGCCATGGCCTTCAGGCGGTCGAGGGCCACGACGATGTCGGCCTCGTCGGGCAGCGCGTTCAGGTTCTCGGCCGAGGTGGTTCCGCCTGTCGTCTGGCCGAAGATGGTGGTCGTGGCGCCGACCGTCTTGCGGACCGCTTCAGTCGCATAGGTGAACTCGCCCGAAGCGGGGATCATCGTCACCGCTTTCACCAGCCCTTCGGCCGTATCGGGGTCGGCCAGCGGCCTGAAGACTTCGAAGCTGAGCTGCGGCAGGCGGTTGCCATAGGTCGAGAGCGACAGCTCCTCGAAGACGACATAGGCTGTGCCGCGATAGGCCGGGGTGTTGGCCGCGCCCATCTTCGCCGCGATGAACGGGTCGGCCCCTTGCGCCTCGTTCCCTGGATACCAGCGCCAGGTGATGCCGGTCATGTCGAGCGGCTTGCCATCGGCCCAGATGCGGCCGATGCCGGTGATCGGGCCTTCGCACAGGGCGACCGCGAAGGACGCATAGTACAGATACTCGGTCGTCTGGACCCTCCCGCCGCCCCCGCCACCCTTGCCGCCGCCCTGCGTCGTGGTCTTGGTCTCCTCGCGGAAATCCGTGGCCCAGATGATGTTGCCGCCGATGCGCATGCGGCCGTAGAGGCGCGGGATGATCGCACCCTCCGTCGCTGAGGTGATCCGCAGGCTGTCAAGCCGCTGGCCCTCGATCTTCTGCGCGGGCGCCAGTGAAGACACGATCCAGCTGTCGACCACCGAGCCGATGGTCGAGCCGATGAAGCCGCCGATGGCTGCGCCAGAGAAGCCGAGGATCGCGCCGCCAAAGGCCCCGCCGATGGCGGAACCGACAGCGCCGAGGACAAGCGTGGCCATTGCTGAAACTCAGGGTTCTAAGGGTTGTGGGGGTCAGCGTGCGGGGAAGAGGAAAGCGAAGGCGATGCGGCGTCGCCATGCGGGTGTCATCGCTTCCTCGATCACGCCTAGGCGTTCGTAGGCGTGGAGGAAGGTCTCCGGGCCGGTCAGGATGCCTACATGCTTGGCGATGGCGCGGGGCATCATGCGGAACAGGATCAGTGCGCCGGGCCGAGCATCGACGGGTACGATCTCGGGCATCATCCGCCGCGCCCCCTCGGCCAGAACCTCGCGCGGCCCGGTCTCGCCCCAATCCCGGCTGTAGGGCGGGATCGGGAATGGCTCCGGCCCGTCCAATTCGCGCCAGACACCCCGCGCAAGGCCGAGGCAATCGCAGCCGACGCCGCGCAGGCTCGCCTGGTCGTGATAAGGCGTGCCCAGCCAGGACCGCGCGACAGCGATGACGATGGCAGGATCGGCGGTATTCACAGCACCGCCCCCTCGTGGCCGCCATCCTTGGTGGCGTAGCGAAGGACTGCGTCCTGGCCCGGGATGTGCGGGAAGCCGCGGAAGTTCGCGACATTGGCGAACTTCGTCCCGCAGGTCGCGATCCGCTTGTCGCAGCCCGCGCGGACCACGAAGGCATCCGTCGCCGTGATCGGGCGCACCGGGGCTTCGAGCAGGGTCAGAATGGCCACGCCGTCGACGAGGTCGTGCGTCAGCACCTCGACCCGCCGCCCTGCATTCGCGCCGGTCGACCATTCGACCAGCCCGAAGGCAAACCAGCCCGCCGCGTAGCTGGCGAGGCCGGAGGCGGTGAAGGCGCGGTCGCGCAGCACATCGATGATCGCGCCGGTCCCCTTGAAAGACGGGGCCTCGAGGTTCACGCCGCAGCGCGCATCGCCCAGCGCGGCATCGCAGCTGGCCTGGAACGTCCTCCCGACCGTCTGGCCGAGCACATGGGCGAGGCTGCGCACCTCGGCCACGAAGGCCAGCCGCCCGCGCCGGATCTGGCCGATGGCACCGCGGCGCAGGAGCACGCGCTGCGCCGGGCTCGCCCAGTTCACGCGCCAGACCTCGACCGCTGCATTATCCCATCGGCCGTCGAGGATGTCGGTCTCGGTGATCCGATCCGACGACAGCACGCCTTGGGCGTCCTGAGCGTCCACAGACAGGTCGGAACCCGACCGGACCTCGGACGCCGTCAGACCACTTTCCGGTTCGAATTCGGTGCCGTCGAAGGTGAGGGTCCGGTCATGGTCGGTGAAGCCGAAGGTCACGCCATCGGCCCGGGTGATGCGCCAGCACCAGGCCAGTGTCGTCGTGCCCTCGTCGAGATGGGCCTGCAGCGCGGGCGGGAGCGACTTCACTTCCGCCCCCCAACCCCGCCAGAGCGCGATCGAGGCCAGCGCCGAGGAGACGGCACCGCCTGCTGCGCCGGTCAGGGCGTAGAGGTTGAAGGGCCGGAGATCGAAGGTTCCCGTCGCCAGGTCGAAATCCGCCAGTCCCGCCATGGCGAGGCCGGAGGCGGCCAGGCAGGCGAGATAGACAAGGCCACGGGCGAAGGTCCAATTCATGTCGTTTCCTTTCCGGTGAAGAGGCTGGCGAGCCGTTGCCACCAGCGGGGCACGGGGGTGGGTTGGTCGGGTGGTGGCATCGGCGTGCCGGTCGGGCGCAGCAAGGCCAGCGCCTCGGCATCGGTCAGTCGACGGATCGGTCGCAAGAAATCGACCCGGCCGTTGCGGTCAACCGACCAGACCGGAATGGTGCCGGTCGGATAGAGACCCCTAGCGAAGAGATCGCGTTCCGCCTCGCGGCGGGACCGGATGGCGGCGGGCTTGAGCCAGCCCATGAAGGCTGCTGCGGCCGACGTACGGTTGCCTGCGTTCAGGTGGCGTGTCAGCGCGGCCTTGGCGATGCCACCGGTGTTGTAGTGGAAACTGACCAGAGCATCGAACTCGTGGGGTTGAAGCGGAACCTTCACGGCGCGCAGAACTTCGGCCTCGAAAGCGGCGAGGTCGGTGCGAAAGACCCGGAAGGCCTCACGGATCCCGGCATCCAGATCCGCGGGCATGCCGCGCGGCATCCGCGCCGGATCGGGCGGCCCGGCAGCAGCGGTATGGCCGATGCCGAAGGTCCAGACGTCCTTCACGTCGAGATAGGCTCCGGGCACGACGCCTTCGTGCAGGATCAGGGCGAGAAGCCCCCGGTCGGTGGCCTGCATGGCGATGGTCCTTCTGGAGAAATCAGGGGGCGTCGTGGCGGCGTTCGAGCGCGGCGGTCAGCGCCTCGATCCGGGCGAGGATGTTGGCGATCCGCTCGTCGATGACGGCGATGCGCCGGTCGGCCTCGACGTTCTGGCGGTGGTAGAGCGGCGAGGTGGAGAGAAGCTCGGCCACCCGCGCCTCGAGCGAGGTCAGGCGGGTGTTCTGCGTGCCCGCCCACCATATCGCGGCCCCGGCTTGTGCCGAGAGCGCCAGCGCGAGGCTCATATAGGCGGCGAGTGCGCCCATGCGCACGGTCGTCGGTTCGGACATGGTGTCGGTCCTTCAGAAGCGGAGTTCGATGAGGGGGATCGAGGTAATCGACCCGAGACGTTCGAGATCGAGAGTGACGTCGAGGGCGTCGGTGTCGAAGCGGACGGGGACGTCGAATTCGAAGCCTGCGGTGATGGCCACGCCCGTGGCGGGTGCGGTGGTGAAGGTGATGAGACCGGTGGTCGTGGAAACCGACCATCCAGAGGCTTGAGGCGTGCCGTTCAGGGCGATGGTCACGGTTCCTGCGACAGGTTTGGTGATGGCCCGCGACCAGGACTGCGCGCCGGAAGTGTAGCGCTTGGTAAGCTGAAACAGCGTGGCCGCCCCATTGCCGGTGCCGATGGGCTGGTTGGTAGGGCCCGGCGTCTGCGATGGCAGGCAGGACTTGAAGTCTGCCCAGTCCTTGAACCGGAAGCCGTGGAGGCGACCGTTGCGGGCCTCGAAGAAGGCGACGACCGCCGCCAGATCGTCGGCGCGGCGGATGCCATAGGCGACATCATAGCGGCGGCGGCTGTTGGCCCAGCTGGCGTTGCGCTCCTCGGCACCGCTCGCCAGTTCGACGATCTGGGTGCGCCGTTCGGGGCCACCGCGCGCCCCGCGGCTGATGTTGTCCGGAAACCGGACCTCGTGAAACGCCATTACATCCCCCTCCGGCCCAGCGAGACTGCCCG